CTGGCCCGTATTTCTCCTCCATGTAATCATAGAGGTCCCACAGCTTCCACGACTTGAAGCCAGAATCGAGTAGTATACCACGCACTCTCGATAGGGAAATCCCAGGATCTTTCACTCTGTATTCAGGATACAAAGCTAGACGAAGAAGCTTATCTTCATCTCTGAGTATTGAACCTGCAGTAGATGCATGTCCAAGAAACTCGATCTCTTCTGGAGTTGAAGCAACGAATGTCTTCTTTACATTCAACGTAAGCCCAAAGAGACGTTTGGCGCGTTCAGCCCAACTATCAAGGTCCATGACATTACCACCTGTCGTAAGGCGGGGAATCGTAAAGAAACTGTCATCTGACAACACCTTGATACGAGTCCAAACTCCATCCCACTCTTCTAGCATTAAGGTCATTATAACAATAAAGTTAATGATACTTCCCACTAGTTGAGTAAAGAACGATCCTGAGGGGATACCTGCGTGCTTGATGTAAACTCCGCCGTCAGGGAGCACTATTGGTGTGTTAACGAAGTAGTCCTCTAAGAAGTCAAGCTCATCGCTATCATCATCTGTAAGCCAGAGGTTTGACCGTACAATTGAGAAAGCTTCACGTATTATGTGTCGAGATTGACAACCGTCGAATCCGCTCCAGTCGAGACCACACCCATCACCGTAGTGGAACGCACCATCTATGAACATAGGTAACTCTTTGAGCATTGATTTACCAATGAACATTGGACAGTCCCTCTTCGCATACGCATCAATTAAAGGTTGAGCAAATCTACCTTCAAGTAATGTAATTTCAAAAGGATATCCCCAAACGGTTCGCACTTTAGGATTCGTAATCCTAGCCAACTGAGTCCGTTTAAAACAGACCGCCGGAGGTAATGCACTTTTCTTCAGTCGTCGTTGGCGTATTAACTTCTGAAGCTTCTCCGCCTCTGCTTCGGCAGCAGGACGAACGTCTCTCTTCTTCTTACCCAACCATGACCAACCAGCTGACGCAGATTCTTGAACGCGTACGTCCGAGATCCCTTGCGGTTGTACTCCACCTGGAATGTGAAAAGCCTGAAACGCAAGTGTCAATGCAGTTCGCAATTGCTTACTGTAAGTAAGAAATGCTGGCTCTATGTCATAGCGACTAAGACCCTCGTATAAGCGCTCTAACGAGGCGTGACTACGTGTGTAGCCTTGAAGTGACTCGGGAATCTCACCCTCTAGATCCAAGATGGCTTCACGTACAAAGTCATCAAACTCAATAGCTTCGAGATCAGTCCCAAAGCCGTCTGTCCTACCTAAGTAGACAAGACTACGCGATGTAGGGGCGTACCTTGGTGTGGACTCCCGTAGGGTTAACTTTCCACTCCTAAGCTTCGGTATTTTCTTTGGCGAAGCGGCCAACTGCTCATGTTCCATGGTAATGGAAAATCCTTT